AGGATTGTCACCCTTATCGTTTTTGTTTAATGTAAACGTGTTTGTGTTATCGTATTGCGCCATATATTACCCCTTTAGTTTTAAAATTGTTTGATCTACTTCGTCTAAAAACTTAACCACTTCAGCTTCTAGTTCTGCAATATAATCATTATCCCTGTCAACCCTAGAAACAAAGAGCTGTAATTCTACAGGGAAATTAGGATTGTAGCTAATAAAATCTACCCACTTAGCACCAGTACAAGCTAATTGCCATTGCATCTGTGGTATGTATTTACTAGGAACTGACTTGCTCATAAGCGTATTAGTATGGGTTGTTTCTATAGGACACTTAATCTCTATAAGCCCTGCATACTTACCTTCTTCTTCTGCATTTACTGCACCGTCAGGACTAGCACCACTATTCTTAATAACAGGATGGTCAAAGAAACCTACTTCTGTTACAGATACCCCTCTAGTTTGCATATAAAGCTCTCTAGCAGCACTTTCTCTTTCAATCCCATCTAACATAGCCTGATTAACAAAGCTATCGCCTTTCTTGCCTGTAAGACGTTCTGATACTAATTGGACAAGGTAGTTTTGACGTGACGTAGATACACCTGTTTTAGTCTTGGCTATGACATCCGATATTCTGGATGCCGTAACCTTACCTAGACGTTGTTCAAACCATTCTTCTGTGCGTTGTTCTATCATAGGAAGTCCTTGCTAGATACAGCTTTTAATGTTGGTTGTTCTGTATCAGGAGCTATGTCTTCACCAGAATATATGTATAAGCCAATACCATGTAATGCAATAGCTTTAGCTAAACAACGCTGCATAGCTGTATTAACTGCCATAGCATCAGGGTTAGGAATAGCTTGGTTTCTAAAGTTAAGCACAGGTAATTGTGAAGTCATAGACTTACCAAACGCATGTACTGTGCAGAATACCATAAGTGTTTCACCAAACTGTTTAGGTTCGCCATAAGTCCATGTAGCAGTTGGGTCTTGCTGTAGAAGAGTATCCACAGCCCAAGCCCATGATAAGTATGATAGACCATTCTTTTTCTCAATGTGGTCTGATACATTAATCTTACGTAGTTCGTTATAGTTCATTTTTCTCTCCTGTTGTTGGTGTTGTTCCATCATCACCTGGTCGTAAAACTGTTGTTGACTCATTTGCTCTCTCCCTTTCATCAAATCGTTTATTAAATTCTTCTAAGTCTTTCCATACTTCTGGTAATATTTCAGCGATACGCTTTAAACCATTCGCCATATTATATACCCCCAAAATACAAAAAGGAATAGCCATATGTATTTGTTCATATTGCACCTGCCAACTTACCCATAACATATAGGCATAAACCTACATAACACCAAAAAGCTATTGCTGTAATAATCATTGTTTTAATCTTCATAATTATCTCCCATATCCAAAAGCTGTTTCATATTTAGGTTGACCATCCCAAAGGTAAGCATTTGAAAAGCTAGTAATTTTAACACTATTTTGCTTGCCATTTGCAATTTTTAACATTGGCTCGCCTTTTTCTTCACCAGCTACCATATAATCAGCACCAGTACTTTGTTCTTTAACTACTGCTGTCATAGGAACAATTTTAATTCTATTGTTACCTAATACTTCTTTAACTTTATAAAAGTCAACTTGAGTCTGGTCATAACCCCAACTACAATAAAGAATGTCACCTTCTTTTAAATCAGTAGGAGCAAGTCTTTCTGCTTTGTATTTTGCAACTTCTGCAGCTCTAGCAATTCTGTTATTAACAGTTCTAGCAACTTGAGCTAACATAGCTTCTTCATTTTTGAATAGGTAGTACCAGGTAGGATTAACAGCTTTACCAGCAAAACAAATAGCAGACCATTTGTTATTTGCACCATTGTTTGTATAAACAACTACGTCTGCTGGGTTATCTATTGCTAGTGGTACATAACCTGCTGGAATATATCTTTCTTTTTTTACTGCCATTTTTTCTCTCCTTATATAATGTTTATATACACAGTATATACATATTTAAAATAAATGCAATACTTTTTTATTTAATTAAACCTCTTGCAATAGTTGCTGCTGGAACAGAATAATCAGTAACAGTTTGACCTAAAAATATATGAGTTGCACAATACTGGGTTTTAACTAATTCATTTTGTTTGTTATATGTCTTAAAAATATCTATAACAGTACATTCATTAGGAAATTTACCTCCAGTCATAAATTTAGTGCCTATTGGATATTCATTCATACAACCTCACTTTCTGCCCAAGTATTACCATTTGCTATACATTTAACATCTTTACCACCAGTAAGCGCATATTGCTTAAATGGTTCTGGTTTGTCTGCTTTTTTACCCTTAAGTACTATTTTTGCAGCTTCTAGTCTTTTCCAGTCTTCTGGGGTATTTAAAAATGTAAGCATTTGTAATGCCTTTACCATATTTTTTAGTGCATAAGTAGGTTGGTTTCCTACTATTTTTTTAGCTTCTGCGTAGTTCATATACTCTCCTTGTTTAATATTAATTAAATTCTTTGGTCATATTTATAAAAAGGTCTGGCACTAGTTTCTTTGTCATAAGTCTCAACAATTTTTTCTCCTGTTGAGTTGTCAAGATAAACAACCCAATCACCTATGGTTACAAATACACAACCATTATTTTCTCCTTCACCTTGTCTTACGTCAACATTTACTTTCATTTTTTCTCTCCTTGTTAATTAATTACTACAACAGAACTATATCACGTACAAAAAAATATACAATAGCTATATAATAAATATATAAAAATAATTTTAATTAAATATCTTGCAAATAGAAATTAGCTGTGATAATGTTTTTCCCAATGGAAAACTTACGGTATATTATCTTAGACGAATTTGATGGAAAACCTTTGAGAGCCTTTAGTAACAAGGCTTCTGCTAAATGGTTTCTTGAGAATAGACCAGAATGTAAGCTCCATGTTTTGCCTAAAGCAAAAGTTGTGCCAATGACAGAATTATATGAAGAATGTTTATTTTAAGGAGAGTATATGAAAATTAAGAACTGGGACAAGTTTCAACATTTTAAGCATAAAAGCGATATGAAATGGTTTAAATGCTATGGTCGTGACTTGTTAAATGACCCTGATTTTATGAAAATGGATGATGTAAAACAGGCTACTTTATTCAAATTATGGTGTTTAGCAAGTGAGTCAAACGGTGTTTTACCCAATGCCTATGACATTGCGTTTCGTTTAAGAAAACCTATAGCATTTGTAGAAAAAATACTAATAGAATTAGATACTTGGTTTGAAAAAAGTGAAAATATAGACAAATTATATACAAATTATATAACAGATAAGATAAGAGATAGATTAGATAAGAATATAAAAACCATTGTGCGTTTTGATGAGTTCTGGAATTTATATCCACCTGTTCGTAAAACTAACAAAAAAGGTTGTATGGAAAAGTGGCAAGCAAAAGACCTTGACTCAATAGCTGATAAAGTTATAGGCTATGTCAAAACTATGAAAGAAACTAAACAATGGAAAGAAGGGTTTGTGCCAGCACCTATGACATTAATTAACCAGGAGAGGTGGGAAGATGGTAATATGCCAAAAATTAGAAACCCATGGGACAATGCGAAATGAAAATTGGAGAAGCATTAGATAAATTAACCATAACAAAAAAAGACATTAATGAATACTACAATACTGAATATGGAACTAGCGAGTTTCTTGTAAAGGATGCTTCAGTATTCACAGATGATGTTGTTAAATACTTTTCTGAAGAAATATCTTCAGGTTTGTCATTGGGCTTTGTAAAAACTGAACAAGACTTTAGGGTAAGAATGTCAGAGCTTACAATTGTAACCGGTGTAAGTTCACATGGCAAATCGTTATGGCTTTCGCAAGTCATATTAGCTCTTATGGGTCAACAAACTAAATGCTTGATAAGTAGCCTTGAGATGAGAGCTGTGCTTACTCTTTCTCGTATGATACAGCAAACCTTAAAGTCTACAGACCCCACAGAAGATTTTATTAAAAAGTTTTGCACTCGTGCATCTGACAAACTATGGATATATGACCAAACAGGAAGCACTACTACAGACGATATGATAGCTACGCTTTACTATGGCAAACATGTCTTAGGTGTAGAAGTATTTGTGATAGACAGTCTTATGAAAATGAGTGATATATCTGAAGACAACTACGAAAAGCAAAAATTATTTATTGATAGACTTGCAACATCTTGTCGTGATTTAAACATCCATATATTTTTAGTAGCACATACTCGTAAAATGGCAGATGAAACTATAGCTCCAGACGCAACTCACATTTTAGGCAGCTCTCATATTCGTAACCTTGCAGATAATATCTTATGCGTTTACAGATGCAAGAAAAAAGAACGTGATATTGAAAATGGTGAAAAAACTGCCGAAGAATTAAAAGGCGTTCCTGATTGTGTAGTATACTTACAAAAACAACGTAATTATCCGATTGAAGGCAGTTGGGGATTTTATTTTGACAATAAAGGATTGAGATATAAGGAGAGTCCATGACATTAGATAATATACCAATCACAACTATCACATCTCTTTACAATGCAGTAGAATATGTTGTGCAAAGGGAAGATAAACCTAAAGAAATATTACCATTGAAAGTTAGACAAAAGTTTGATAGATGGAAACGTGAAGACTTTTACAAAGATGACCACTATAAAGACATGTGGGATAAGAATTGGATAAACCATGACCATAAATGATTTTATTAAAGAGTGTAAAAAGCTATTTGGTTCAGATATAGAATATAAAGCTGTATCTAAAGACGGACAAGTATTTAAAACGAAAGGATGGAGAGATGATAAAGTGGACATTAAATCAGCAAAACCTACCCATGTTGTACGAGAAATTAAAATCTCTTGACTTTACTAAACGGTGGCGTGTTACAGTAACAGACGCAAAACTTAACAGGAGTTTACAGCAGAACGAGAGATTATGGGAATTGTATACAAGCATAGGTAACCATTTAGGCATAGAAAAAGACAAGATACACGAACTCATGGGATATAAATTCTTACGATACCAAACTGAAATAGCAGGTATGCCTGTAGAGCTTATAAAGTCAACAACTAAATTAACCACAAGTGAGATGACAGAATACCAGCAACAGATAGAAGTATGGGCGCAGACTATGGGTTGGGGTTGGGACTTTTAGTGATATATCGTAATCAAAAACTAACTCAACTTTTAAGACAGCTACCTTGTCAACATTGTGGTATCATGTCTGAAACAGTTTGTGCTGCACATAGAAATGAAGGCAAAGGAATGGGTATCAAAGTATCAGATGCGTTATGTGCTGCATTATGTTATGAGTGCCATTACACACTAGACATGGGTAAAGATTTAACAAAAGAAGAAAGACGTGATATGTGGAATAGAGCTTACGTTACTACAATGCAATATCTTTGGGAACATGAAATGATAGGAATAATATAATGGGAAAAGGAAGCGCACCAAGACCGTTTACAGATAGACCTACGTTTGAAGATAACTGGGATAAGATATTCGGCAAGAAAAAGAAAGATGCCTATACATCACCGCATCTAATAGAATATGAACTTAACAAGTCAACAGGTGAGTTAGACAGATTATACGAAGGCACATCTAAGCCTAGTAGTGAGCAGTTTGATGGCGAGTAAATCACCTACGCAATTATCATTAGCTAAACTAAGAGAAGAAGGATACACTTGTTGGATTACAGAGCATTGGAATAATTGGAGTAAGACTAGACAAGACTTATTTGGCTTCATAGATATACTAGCTCTAAAAGGAAAAGAAACATTAGCTGTCCAAACAACTTCAGCAGGTAACATGAGTGCTAGATGTAAAAAAATAGCTGACCATGAAAATGTAGGTGCAGTTCGTGAAGCAGGTTGGACTATTCATGTGCATGGTTGGCATCAAGACGATAAAAGGAAATGGCATTGCAAAGTGAAAGATGTATCGTGAAAGAAAAGATATTAGCTTATCTTACAGAACCACGAACAATAAACGACATAGCAGCACATATACAATCTAACTATCCTATTACAAAGAACATACTTGTAGAGATGAGAGATGCAAATGTTATTCATGCTTACAAAGATAACCAAGATAGACTCATGCACTATTACGTGCCACAACCACATCCACTACAAACTATATTTGGACACACAGCAAACTTTACAGATGACCAGATAAAAGGAATTATCATACATAATGCAGATGACGCTAAACATAACTTGCAACAAAGAACCACACAAGAAACATTTGGACAAAGCGTAGCATATACGCTAACACAATATGATTAGTATGGAACGCTTATTATCTATCCTTGAGGATTGGGGTAGGTGGATGGATTGGGATAATCACAAACTAGGTTATCCATCTAAAAGCATAGGTATGTCATCAGGTGGTGAGTCAACCTCAGAGGTCTTTGAAGAAATGTGTTCAGCTCAAGACATGAGTAACATACGCACTATACACGCTATCATACATAGCCTAGAACAAGGACAACAAGACGCTATCTATGCTAAATACTTAGGTGCTAAACCACCACTAGCTTACCCATGGCAATTAGACATGGCATACGATAATCTCTTGGTAATTGCAGGAAGACGGATAAACGCATAAACTTGTTGAACAGAAATAGCAAAGTATGCTATAATAACGCCTGTTGGACAACTCCTGTCCGTAAGAAACGTAATTCTACAAAAGCCTGACTGCACTCTCTCCGTGGTTGGGCTTTTTCTTTTATATGAAGCTATCTATTTGCGAACAATGTGGTGAACCATTTGACTTCACCGAGTATACTCTTTGTAACGATTGTAGATACGACCACCGATTTATAAAGTTAAGGAAAAGCTATGAAGAAACCAACAACGAAAAAGGGCAAGATGGCGAAAGTCAGCAAAGTGATGAAAGAATTTAAAACAGGTTCATTACATTCAGGTAAAGGTGGTAAAGTAGTAAAATCTCCTAAACAAGCTATCGCTATTGCACTTAGCGAAGCTGGTATGTCTAAAAAAAAGAAAGGTAAATAATTATGCCAATGGTAAACGGAAAGAAATACGCATATACTAAAACAGGTATGGCAGCAGCTAAAAAAGCAGCAAGCAAATCAGGTAAAAAAATGGTTTCTAAACCTGCAAAGAAAGCTATGAAAAATGGCAAATAAGCCAGGTCTCTACGCAAACATTGCAGCCAAAAGAGCTAGAATAAAAGCTGGTTCAGGCGAAAAGATGCGCAAAGTAGGAAGTAAAGGCGCACCTACAGCTATGCAATTTAAACAAGCAGCAAAGACAGCAAAGAAAAAGAAATGAGTGTTTGGCAAAAGAAAGCAGGTAAGAACCCTAAAGGTGGCTTAAACGCTAAAGGTCGTGCCTCATACAATAGAGAAACAGGTGGTAATTTAAAAGCACCAGTAAAGTCAGGCGATAATCCTAGACGTGCATCTTTCCTAGCAAGAATGGGTAATATGCCAGGACCAGAACGCAAACCTAACGGTGAACCAACAAGACTATTACTATCACTAAAAGCATGGGGAGCATCTAGCAAAGCAGACGCAAAAGCGAAAGCTAAAGCTATAAGCGCAAGAAACAAAAAGAAGTAATGCTGAAATTAGATATATACGTAGGATATGACGGTAAGGTTGAGCCTGTGGCTTATCATAACTTTTGCCAGTCAATCATAGAAAAGTCATCTATACCGGTAAGTTTTACACCATTAGCATTAAATACTTTAAAAGACTACGAAGAAACACATAAAGACGGTAGCAACGCATTTATCTACTCACGCTTTTTAGTGCCATATCTAAACAACTTTAAAGGTATTGCACTATTTGTAGATGGCGATATGACGTGCCGCACAGACATTGCAGAGATACTGGCGAACTTTGATAATGACGAAGCAGTCAAAGTCGTAAAGCATAACTACACAACAAAGCATCCTATCAAGTATCTAGGTGCAAAGAACGAAGACTATCCTAAAAAGAATTGGTCAAGTGTTATGTTATGGAATTGTTCACATTGGTTAAACCGTCAGCTAACACCTAAGTTTATTCAAGAGCAAACAGGTAAATACCTACACAGGTTTGAATGGCTCAAATATCCTGAAGAGCAAGTAGGTAAGCTAGACGAAACATGGAACTGGCTAGAAACAGAATACGAATACAACCCAGATGCTAAGTTAGTGCATCATACATTAGGCACACCATGCTTTAAAGACTATCAGAATACAGACTATAGTCAAGAATGGTGGGAAACATACCAAAGAATGATATACCCACTTAAGGGAAACAAACGACAATCGGAGTTATAATATGGCATTATTAAACACATGGGCAAGTCAGCAAGACCCAAATAGTTTATCGCCATTAGACCGTGCTTTAAATACTTATATTCAACAAGGTAATGCTCCATTATCATATTTATTACGTGGCGATACACAAGGTTTATTAAAAGATATAAATACGCCTAGACCTGTTAACATTACTCAGGATATGATGAATACAGCTTTAAATGTTAATCCTGTATCTGGGTTATTAAGCAAAGCAATTACTCAAGGACCAAAATATAGTTCTTTGTTAGGTAAATCAGATGTAGAACAGTCTGCAACCAATAGATTAATTACACAATACCCAGAACTTAAACAACAATATAATACTTTAGATTTACCCCATGCTGAAACAAAAGGTGGTAGAATATTAAATACTGATGCTGCAAGAGAGTTATTTCCTGAATATCAGGCAAATAGAACGTTATCTGCACAAGTGCATGAACCAGCAAGTACATTTGTTAAGAACTTATATGCAGAAAAACTATCTCAACCTACACCTAAAGGTTATGATAGTACAGTAGTATTTACAGCAGGTGGAACTGGAGCTGGTAAATCAAAAGCAATACAACAAGCATCTCAAGCAGCTTCTGATACAATTAATAAAGCTGAAATGATTTATGATACAAACATGAATACATTTAAGTCAGCAGATGATAAAATACAACAAGCATTAAAAGCAGGTCGTGATGTAAGAATATTTTATACTTATCGTGACCCAATAGAGTCATTAACAAAAGGAGCTTTACCTAGAGCTTCAGGTATAGAAGCAACTTTTGGTTCTGGTAGAACAGTACCATTATCAGAACATTTAAAAACACACGTTGGTTCTAGAAAAACTATAGATGAATTAGCTTCTAAATATAAAGATAACCCAAACGTACAAATTTCAGCAATTGACAATTCTAGAGGAAAAGGCAACTCTAGAAGAATAGAGTTAAGCGATTTGCCAAAATTAAATGAAAAAGCATTAAGGAGACAATTAAGTGAAGCCCTTGAACAATCCAAATCAAACATATCAGAAGCAATCTACACAGGCACAAAAGATTACTAACAATAAAAAAGTAGATGATATTCAAAATAAAATGGCAGATGAATTAGTAAATGCCTTAAATGCCTATACAAAAAAACAAGGGTACTAAAATCAAGGGCAACCAACCTTAGGGAGTTGCAATATTATGGATAACGAAGAACGAAAAAGACTAGCAGCAGAACGTAGCTCTGAAGCAAACCGAGGGAACACTCACTCTAGTAAAATCAATAGGTTAGCAGCAGATACACTTAGACGTGTTTTAATACAAGAAGAAGCTATTAGATTACGTAATGTTACAGAAGCATTAGTAGCTAAAGCAGAGAGTGGTGATATATCAGCTATTAAAGAAGTCTTTGATAGAATGGATGGTAAAGCTGTAGCTACTCAAGAATTAACAGGACCAGATGGTTCTAACTTACCTAGTGGAATAGGAATACTCTTTGTCAAGCCAGACGATAGCCAAGTTTCCGAATAAACTAGACTTCTTATTTGAACCACACCGTTACAAAGTAGCATACGGTGGTAGAGGTTCAGGTAAGTCATGGTCATTCGCAAGAGCATTGCTTATAAAAGCAGCTAATGAACCAACACGTGTCTTATGCGCACGTGAAATACAAAAGTCTATTAAGCAGTCAGTACATACATTACTTAATGACCAAATACAGTCTTTAGGTCTAGGAGCTTTCTATGAAGTATTGGAAGCAGAGATACGTGGTCTTAACGGTAGCACGTTCAGTTTTACTGGGTTGGCTACTAATACTGTTGAGTCCATTAAGTCTTTTGAAGGATGTGATATTGTCTGGGTGGAAGAGGCACAAACAGTATCAAAGAAGTCGTGGGATATTTTAATACCTACAATACGTAAACCTAATTCAGAAATATGGGTATCATTTAACCCTAACATAGATACAGACGATACATACCAAAGGTTTGTAGTAGAGCCACCAGAGAACGCTAAAGTCGTTAAGGTTAATTACCAAGACAACCCTTGGTTTCCTGAAGTGTTAGAAATAGAACGTCAACACAGTCAAAAGACTAACCCTGACTATGCAAACATTTGGGAAGGTGAATGTAAAGCTGCTGTAGATGGTGCTATCTATGCTAACGAGATAAGAGAAGCACAAGAGAATAACCGTATTACTACTGTACCTTATGACCCAATGCTCAAGGTTCATGTAGTGTTTGACTTAGGGTTTAACGACTCTATGGCTATCATATTATGCCAACGTGGTGTTTCTGATATACGCATTATTAAATACATAGAAGATAATCATAGAACATTAGACAGTTTCTCATCTGAGATAAGGTCACTAAACTATAATTGGGGTACAATGTTCTTACCACATGATGGTAGGTCTAGGGATTATAAGTCAGGTCTGTCAGCAGAAGACATTATGAGAAAGCAAGGCTGGAGTGTTCGTATAGTTCCAGTATCAAGTATAGAAGCTGGTATTAAGATAGCTAGGATGCACTTCCATAAATGCTATTTTGATAAGTCTACACAAAGACTATTAGAATGTTTAAAGAATTATAAGAGGTCAATTAACTCATCAACCAATGAACCAGGCGCACCTTTACATGATGAATACAGTCATGGTGCAGACGCATTTAGATATATGGCTACATCTGTAGAACAAATGAAGAATGAGTCTTGGGGTGGTGAGAAGATAATATATAACAACCGAAGTATCGTATAGGAATTTACTGATGAAAATACAGGACATGGAGATAATTGCACAGATTGAGGCAGAAGAGAATATTGCCTATGGTGTAAATGATAGTGCATTGTCTAATGATAGAGCAGAAGCGATTGACTACTACCTAGGGCAACCATTCGGTAACGAAGAAGAAGGTCGTTCACAAGTTGTATCTTATGACGTTCAAGACACGATTGAGTCAGCACTCCCACAGCTTTTAAAAGTCTTTGTAGCCGGTGATAAGGTTGTTCAGTTTGACCCTAAAGGTCCTGAAGACCAAGACGCAGCAGACCAAGAAACAGATTATATTAACCATATCGTGATGGAAAAGAACGAAGGGTTCAAGATATTCTACGTATGGTTTAAAGACGCATTACTCTCTAAAAACGGTTATGTAAAAGTATATGCCGAAGAAGAAGAGGAAGAAGAAGAATACGAGTATAAAGGGTTAACAGACGCACAACTCCAAATGTTAGCGTCAGATGAGAATACAGAAGTATTAGAACACGAAGCCTATCCTGACCCAAGTGTCAACATGGATGTTATCTATCAACAAGCAGCCATGAATGGTGTTGACCCAGCTACAGTTATGCAACCTATGTTACATGACGTTAAGCTCAAGACTACAGAAAAAGAAACAGAGATTGTCATTGAGAACGTAGCACCTGAAAACATGATGGTATCTGTAGAGGTATCAGGTCCTAACCTACAAGATGCACGTTTCGTTCAGCATAGAGAAGTGATGCAATTGTCAGATATTGCTGAAACATTTGACAAGCCACTAGAATACATTAAGTCTATCATGTCAGACCTTCGTGATACATTTGAAGAAGAGTCTAATGCACGTGATATTTATGACGAAGAATATGACAGAGCTATTGAGTCTAACGAAGCTCTAGTTAAAGACACATACATTAAGTTAGAAGGCAAGAGACATAGAGTAGTCGTATTAGGTAATACTATTCTCTACAAAGAGCCATGCGAGTATGTTCCATTTGCATGTATCACACCTATGATTATGCCACATAGACATATTGGTCGTTCTTATGCTGACTTGACTATGGACATTCAACTTATCAAGTCTACACTTATTCGTGGTCAGTTAGATAATATGTATCTAGCTAACAATGGTCGTTATGCTATCTCTGACAGAGTAAACCTAGACGATATGCTTACATCAAGACCAGGTGGTATTGTTCGTGTAGAAGGTGACCCAGGTGCAGGCATTATGCCTTTATCACATCCACCACTACCAGCATCATCATTCGGTATGGTTGAATACATGGACTCTATGAAAGAGAAGAGAACAGGTATCACAGCATATAACCAAGGCTTAGATGCTAACAGTCTTAACAAGACAGCTACAGGTGTAGCACAGATTATGAATGCGTCACAACAACGCATAGAGTTAGTAGCTAGAACATTCGCAGAGACAGGTGTTAAAGAGTTATTTAAACTTGTGCATTACTTAGTTAGAACAACACTTACTAAACCTGACATCACACGTATTAGAAACAAATGGGTAGAAGTAGACCCTAGAGAATGGAAAGCTCGTAAAGACTTATCTATCTCTGTAGGTTTAGGTGCTGGTAATAAAGACCAACAACTTATGCACTTAACATCTATCTTGAATATGCAAAAAGAAGCTATCCAAGTAGGTCTTACAAACCCAGAGAAGATTTACAATGCGTTAGCTAAACTTACACAAAACGCAGGCTTTAAGAACCCTGAAGAGTTCTGGGTAAACCCAGCTAATACACCACAAATGGAAGGTCAGCAAGAAGATAAACCTTCTGAAGCTGAGATTGCTGTTCAAGGTCAATTACAAATAGAACGTGAGAAAGCACAAGCTCAACTACAACAAGAGCAGTTACGTTCACAAAATGATGTTATAATTGAACGTGAGAAGATAGCAGCACAAGCAGAGTTAGAAAGATTTAAAGCTCAACTCAAAGCTGAAACAGATTTAGCTATCGCACAAATTAAGGCACAATCAGGAATGATGTATGGCGGATAAGTCACTAGAAGAAGTAAAACGTGGTGAACAAGCAGCACAGATATTAGATAACCCTATCTATAAAGAAGCATTAGAGAAGGTTCGTGAAAGCATTGTATCTAGTATGACTAATAGTCCACTAGGTGACGAAAAGACCCATAACAGATTAGTTATCGCATTACAATTACTAAACCAAATTAACAAGCAACTTACTGACGTTATGCAAACAGGTAAGTTAGCAGCTATCCAAACAGATAGACCTAAGTTTAAGATATTTGGGTAAGGACAAGCCCACTTAAAGCCTACTTCGGTAGGTTTTTTTATTGTCTAATTTCAAGGAAAATATTATGAGTGACCAAGTCGTAGAACAGTCACCACAAAGCCGATTAGAGGCTATGCTAGGTGATGATATTGTATCTGATGTGCAAGCTAATTTAGATGCACCTGAAGAGAAAGAACAAGCACCACTAGAGGCTGAAGCAGAAGCACCTGTTGAAGAAACAGATGCAGAAGAAGAAGCAACAGATGATGCACCAGATGACCAAGCTGAAGAAGAAGAACAGTCGGAAGATGAAGTTCCTGCTATCTTAAAGCTAAAAGTTAATGGTGAAGAAGTTGAAAAGCCACTAGACGAAGTCGTAGCATTAGCACAACAAGGCTTAGACTACACACAAAAGACACAACAAGTAGCAGAACAACGTAAAGAGCTAGAAGCCTATGCTGAGCAGATAAAAATGCAAGAGCAAGCCTTTCAAGAACAAATGCAACTTAATAATGTCTTAATAGAAGATGTAGCTAAAATCACAGCACTAGACCAACAACTCAACCAATATGCTAACGTGAATTGGCAAGAGTTATCTGATAGTGACTTTGTGGAAGCGCAAAAACATTTCTTTACATATAACCAACTACAGCAACAACGTAGTCAACTCGTTTCACAGTTTGAAGCCAAAAAGCAGGAAGTCGTTAGTAAGCAAACGCAATTGATGGCAGAGAAGATAGCTAAAGGAAAAGAGATTCTAGCAAAAGAGATACCAAATTGGAGTCCTGAGACTAACCAAGCATTGTTATCTACTGGCAAAGAGTATGGCTTTTCAGATGCAGAACTCAACGCAATTGTTGACCCTCGTCACGTGAAGGTATTGCATGACGCTATGCAATGGCGCAAATTACAACAAAATTCTACTGTAAAGAAAAAAGTGTCAAGCGCAAAACCAGTTGTGAAACCTGGAGCTAAAGACACAAAAGCGGAAGCCAATTCTAATGCTCGTCAACTACGTGAGCAATTACGTAAGACAGGCAAATCAGATATGGCTGCAAAACTCATAGAAAACATGCTTTAATTTACAAAGGAAAAAAATATCATGGCAGTTTCAGCAACCAATAGTTATACCGGTAAAGGTATAGCAGAATCATTTGAGGATATCATTTTTGATATTTCTCCAGAAGATACACCATTGCTTTCATTAGCAAAAAGAATGTCAGCAGGTCAAACATACCATCAATGGCAAACAGACGCACTAGCAGCAGCTGGTACTAATACATCT